CGTTCTGCTGACCTTTGAGGCCAGTAGGGAGAACGAATCTGCGGACGGGGAGACTATTCGACGCCACGACCGAACGCAGCGTCCTTCGGGTTAGCCCATCGCATGAGAGGAGGTAGAAGAGCTGCGACCGCAGCCTTGACGAGGTCGTCCGGGGCGTAGTTGCCGGTCGAGGCGACTGCGATCATTGCGGCGACGACGCTTCGAGCGTACGAAGTGAGCGCGGCTTTCTGACTGTTAGAGAGTTTCATTAGTCCGCTCCGATGATACGAACTCTGTTCCCGTGAAGATGTCTCCGATTCCTGCGTACTTGGAACGGAATGATCCGGAGAATGAAGTTTGTCGCCAGTCGCCTTCGAGTCCTATTGAGGCGATGAACGCTTGACCTATCGGTTCGGATTCTGGGAAGTTTCCTCCGCCGCAGTCGTCATTTGAGACGACGATTACGCGAACGACTCGATCATTTCGGATTTCTGCATAGTGTGCCATTAGGACAGAACCAGACTTCCCGAGCTTGTCCACTCGTAGTAGGTGTATGATCCGCTGGTTCCGGTAGTTGGCGAGCCGGTTGTCGAGATGCTGAACTTTCCAGCGTCAGAAGTTAGAAATCTAATCCGACAAATGCCAGACGATCCGGCTCCTCCTGCGTAGGCTCCTCGCGTACCTCCGCCTCCGCATCCACGATTTGCGGGCGAGGCGGCGGAGCCGTTGACATTGGCTCCACCGTTTCCGGCGTTTGTTCCGCCAGTGCCTCCAGTAGTTGCTCCGCCGCCGCCGCCGCCGGAACCTACGGTGATGCTCGTCCCGGTGTAATCATTAGTCGATCCCGCTCCTCCGTTTCCTCCGGTTCCGCCTGATGCGTTTCCGCCGACGCCGCCGGCTCCGCCGCCGCCTCCCCCAGAGGTAGCGGATCCGTTTCCGCCGTTATTGCCTTGTCCGCTAATGCCGGTGCTACCGTTTGTGCCTTGGCCGCCGCCGCCGCCTGATCCGCCCACGCCGCCGGTCTGCGCTGCTGATGATCCGCCAGCGCCGCCAGATGCGGCGAAGTTCCCGAAGTAGGTATCTCCTCCGGGTGTTCCGATGCTGCGTACTCCGGAGCTACCTCCAGCGCCGCCGCCGCCGATAGTAATCGTGTAGGTACCGGCGACGAGCGACTCAGACGTCAAAGTCTTTACTCCGCCTCCTCCGCCTCCTCCAGATGCAACGTCAGAGGACTGATCGGAGCCACCTCCGCCGCCGCCGCCGACCATAAGAATGTCGGTTGATAAAAACTTGGGGCCTCCGCTAAAAAAAGTGAAGGATGACGCCGAGAGAGCGACGAGCGTCCCGCCTCCATGTTGCGCCAGCGCTAGAGAACTAGAAGTATTTACGGTGACGCCAGCGCCTGCAGTGATCGTGCAAGTTCCAGCGCCTTTGTTCGCGATGAAAATCGTGTCGCCGGTCGTGAAGATCGAGTTATTCACTGTGATCGTCGTCGCGCCCGCGTTGTTCATGATGACACGCTTCCCAGCGTCGCCGACGACGAGAACGTAGTTCGCGGTCTGGTCGTTGATCGGGAGGTTCGTTATGTCGTTGAGCTGCTGAGCTGTGAGAACGGCTCCAGCCACGAACGGGAACGGGGTCGTCATAGTGCTAAGAGCCTAGCCGACTAGGTGAGGACGTTGTCCGCGTCGAGGCGTCCGTAGAGGACGTCATCGAGGAGGAGGGCATAGACGATGGTCGTCGGAGCGGTGTAGAACGTGACCGTCTCGCCGCGTAGGTCGACCCGGTGAGAGATGCCTTCGACGGTGAGCTCTTCCGTGACGGTGAGCGGCGAGCCGGTCGTGAACGTGCGAGTGACTGCGATCGTCTCACCGATCTCGACGTCTGCGACCGCGTTCTTTTGCCCGGTAGTAAGGGAGCCGAAGAAGGTAGTGACGCCTGAGAATCGTGGCTCCGGGGAGCCTTCGAGGAGGTAGTTCGCGAGTGTAAGCGCTTGAGCGTCTGTTGAGAGGAGGGAATCTGTGATGCTTTCGGCCTGCGTGAAGTAGAGGGCGATCGAGGTCGGGTCGGTGGCAGTCTGGGCGGTTCCTCCGGGGCGTTGGACGGTTACCCGGTTGAGGACGGAGTCCACGGTGAAGTCGACGAAGACTTCCCTATAGGGCGTGTTTGTGCCATTGTCCGCGAATGTGACGCTCGGAGCTGAGAGCGTGTTACCGATTCGAGGCTGGAAGACGAGGTCGCCGTCTGATGCCCGGACGAAGATTCGACCGCGTTCTGCTGCGTCTATTTTGCGAAGGTAGTCGAGGGCGTTTGTGCCTTCGGCGATCGCATAGTTCCCGAGTGTCGTCGTCCCGGTCGTAATGTCTCGGAGGGAGGCGCTCCAGCCGACTTCGGTTCGGTCGAGGATGGTCGAGACTCGAGCCGAGGAGAGCTCTTGAGAGGGCGTGAAGGCGTTGAGGAATGAGTTCGAGAGGATGAAGAGGTCGTCGGCTGCGATGATCGTCACTTGGGGGATGGCTTTCGGGCCGACGTAGTCATAGGTGAAGTCCACGACTCGACCGCGGAAGATGACTGTCGAGTTCCGGGTGATGCGTATCTGACGCAGAGGGGAGAGTCCCGGGGTGTCATCGAACTCATCCCAATAGATGCTGGCTTCGTTGTACGGGTCGAAGGCTCGAGTCGTGTCGCGGGCGATGATCGTTGCTCGTCCCGGTGCAATCGAGTCGAGGACGGTCTTCTTTCCGCGGTCGATGTTGACGGAGACGACGTCGATCTCGGCGAACTGGTCGACGCCGTCGAGAACGTAGGTCGTCCCGTTTAGGATTCCTTGCTGAGCGTCGTTGAGTGTGAAGCCGTCGCCGAAGCCGACGTCGAGCTCTACGGTGAGCGTCCCGCCGGTGATGATGTTCGCGGGCATGGCTCAGACTGCTATCTGAACGTCTAACGGCCCGGAGACGAGGTTATAAGTCTGGAGAGCTTCGACGACGAGATTCGGAAGATTGGCGTCCGCCGTTACGGTGTTGACGGTGACGTTGTAGATCGCCTGCTTCGGTGCGTAAGCGGCATCGAGCGCGGATGGAATCTCGTAGAATCGGCTCTTCGCTGCGTAAGCGGATGAGAGTTCCGCCGGCATCGTGTAGAAGCGGTTCTTTGCGTCGTAGGCGCTCGGATCGAATGGACTTGCCGCAGCTCCTCCGCCTCCGCCTCCGCCTCCGCCTCCTCCGCCGCCGGTGGACGTGCCGCCTCCGACTGGCGGGATAGTGAACGATGGCATCGACGAGGCGCCCGACTCCATGCGGTCGAGGCGGTCGGGGACTGCTGCTCCGGGAGCTGATGGTGCGCTAGGAGCTGCACCGAACGAGCTCGAGATCGACACTTTACCGATCTCCGGGATGTTCTCGAACGGGTTCAGTTTGTTCGCTTGACGGATCGCGAAGTTCACGACGTCGATAATCCCGTTCACGGCTTTCTCGAATGTGCCGACGAGGAATCCTGCGATCTTTAGGACGAATGAGCCGAGAGATGAGAGCGCTCCCATGAACGTAAATACGACGTCGATCACCGGGCCGATCGCCTTGCCTACGACGTCGAAGGCGACTCCAAGGACTTTTGTCAGTACTGGGGCGACGTAGGTAGTCACGAACTTGATGAGGTCGCCGAAGAAGTCGCGCATCTTCTGAATGTTCCCCGAGTTCTCTTGGATCTTGTCGGATACCTTCTCGAAGATTTGACGGAGTCCGTCGAAGACTTTGATCGCGACGTCACGGATGACCGGGACAAGTTTTTCGCCAATGAACTCGGCGACTTGCTGAATGAACGGAAGGAGTCTGTCTCTAATGACCGGAACGACTTTGTCCCCGATAAAGATGGCGATCTTCTCGAAGATAGCTGCGAGTGCTGGGCCGTACTTGTCGACGAGTTTCTGGAACGCTGGGACGACGTCTTCGACGATGAACTCGGCGATCTTAGAGAGCACCGGGAGGACGTAGTATCCGACTTGTTCGACGAGCTCACCGAAGAAGACTTTGAGTCGGTCGACTTGTCCGGAGAAGGTTCCTGCGGCTGCGGCTGCTGAGCCTCCGAACGTGTCGCCGAGGACTTTCATTACTTCGTCGAGAGAGGCCCCTTCTTTTATCATCGTCGCCATCTCTGGCGAGAGGCTGCGAAGCGCTCGGAAGTTGCCTTCGTAGGCTTTCGCGAGGGCGTCGGCGATGGTCGTCTGATCGGCTTGTAGAGCGGTAGAGATGTCGAGGACGAGCGTCATGTCCCTGAGCGCGGTTTCGGCGTCTTTTGTGCCTCTGATGAGTGCTTCGTAGGCTGGGCGGAGTTTGTCGTCTGCGACGCCGGTCGCGAGACTCATCGCGCCGAGCTGGTCGTCGATCGACTTCACCATCTCCTCTGATGCCCCGGTGACGTTGCGCATCGTGACCGCGAGCTGCTCGAATGACTTCTGATCGTCTGCGGCCTGTTTTGCGGCGAAGCCGATCCCAGCGGCGAGAGCTCCGACGCCTGCGGCTGCGGCGAGTCCGAGTTTCTGAACGGCTCCGCCGAACTTGCCGAGAGCTCCGTCGGCTTCGTCGAGGGACTTCTTGAGCGGGCCGGCGTTGCCGACGATGGAGACGGTGATCGGTTTGGCCATGATTAGAGGTCGTACTTATTGCGGACGGATGTTATGCGCTCGGCGTAGAGGTTCGCGATCTCGCCTCGACGAGTGTCGGTCGCCTCGTAGATGAACGGGTTCGGCTTGATTCGACG